ATACGCCAAATAAGACCAGTAAGAGTAGACCAACACAGATCTTTTTAGAAAGGCATATAACACCGAGAGTGTATCTTTATCCGGCACCGGAAAATTCTACGGATGTCATTTATTATTATGCGTTAACTCGAATGCAAGATGCTGGAGATTACACCAATAACATGGAGACTGTATTCAGATTTCTCCCATGTATGACGGCAGGACTGGCTTATTATTTAGCTATGAAAAGAGCACCGGATAGAGTACAGCTATTAAAACAAATTTATGATGAGGAGTTTGACCGAGCAGCTTTTGAAGATACAGATTCAGTTAGCTCTAAATTTGTACCACCTCGACTTATAATTTAAGATGGCCTTCGCATCAGGGAAGCTTGCGTGGGGAATTTGCGATACGTGCGGACAACGTTATCGCTTAAGACAGCTTAAAGAACAATGGGATGGCTTCAAGGCTTGTCCCGAATGCTTTGATCTTAAACAACCGCAGCTAGATCCTCCCCCTGTTGGAGCAGATCCTGAAGCAATTCTAAATCCCAGGCCCGATCGCACGGAACCAGCGGCCGTGTCCATGTTGACCAGTAACCCCCTTCTATCCACAGCATCGAGTGCGGTTATTAAAGTATTTCAGGATGACCACGGCAAATCTACGGGGGACAAGGTACGTTTTAGAAATGTGGAAGCTTTTGATGGATTTACTGTTGGTACACTACAAGATCCAGACGGCTACTCTATAACTAAGGTAGACGCCGATACCTATACATTTAGTGCGGTTTCAGGAACAGGAACAGTAGGCGCAAGAGGCGGAGGGCCTTTTGTCACAGTGGGTCCTGCACAGGCTTTATTACCTTTGAATCCTTTCCGGAGCGGAGATGCAGGAGTCAACACAGTTATTTCTGTGACCGAGTTTAAACACAATCGGACCACGGGCGATACCGTGCGCTTTAGATCTACACAAGCTTTTGACGGAGTTACAACAACCGTGCTTGAAAGCGCAAGTGGGTATACAATAACCGTTGTGGACACAAACGAATATAATTTTACATCAACAGGTACAGCTACCACGGGAGATATTACCGGTGGAGGTAGTACCGCAACAGCGGGGCCAGTATAATGAGTTGGACATACACTACACTAAAAACTGCTATTCAGGACTATGTGGAAAGTAGTGAAACTACGTTTACCACTAATCTGCCTGTTTTTATTAAAGAAGCAGAAGAAAGAATTTTAAAAAATACCCAGTTATCTGTCTTTCGTAAAAATGTAACGGGAACAGGAACTTCAGGAAATACTTATTTAGCTACTCCTTCTGACTTTTTAACTTCTCTAAGTTTAGCGGTCTTGGACAGTGATAGTGTATATGACTTTTTAATGTTAAAGCACGTTACTTTTGTCAGGGAATATATCCCAACGGCAGCTACAACTGGAGCTCCTAAATATTATGCCATTTTTGATGAGAACACATTTATTTTAGCCCCTACACCTAGTTCAAATTTTACATTTGAACTCCATTATATCTCTAGGCCTGAGTCTATTACAGCTTCCGCAGATGGAACAAGTTGGATGGGTACTAATGCACCTGATGCACTATTTTATGGAAGCTTAGTAGAGGCAGCCACTTTTTTAAAACTTGATCTTCCTCAAATTCAAATGTTTGAGGCAAGATTTGTTGCTGCGGTTGGTGGTGTGAAGGGAATGTTAGAGGAAGGAATTAAGAATAAGGATGAGTTTCGTTATGATAGTTCTATTGGTGCAGTTCCAAGGGAGTAATGATGTTGAAAAAGCCAATTCCAGATTTAGAAGGTAAAAATATAGCCATCCTTGCCATGGGTAATAGTCAATTGGATTATCACAAAATGGTTACACACAGTAAAAAATTTGATGAAGTGTGGGCTATAAATGCTATGGTAGGAGTTTTAAAAAATGTAGATAGAGCTTTTATTATGGACCCTGTAAGCCGTTTCTTTGATACCGATGATGCGGGCAATATGACAGTGATGATGAGAGAAGTTTTACCTACTATTGAATATCCTATTTATACCTGTGAATTAGATAATAGAGTTCCTGCATTAGAGGAATACCCAATTAAAAGCATTGTTTTAGATTTAGACTGTGGTTATTTTAACAATACTATTGCCTATGCGATTGCTTTTGGTTTATGGAATAAAGTAGGTGGGATAAATATGTTTGGGGCTGACTTTAGTTATAAAGGTAATTTGCACTTTGCAGAGCAAGGACGAGGCTGTTGTGAGTTCTGGTTGGCAAAATGTATAGATGAAGGTATTATTGTTCAAACAGCATTAACTTCAGGATTATTAGACGCTAATATACCTATCCAGGAAAAAATGTATGGGTATCATAGACTTGAAGATCCTTTTGTTAGTTACCGAACAGAAGAAGATGAATTAAAAATAACACGATGGTCCGAAGTAGAAAAACAACAGGCTATCCCAATAGGGCTTTCTGGAAGGAAAGATGGGCAAATACAAGAAGGTTTAATAGTAGAGCCTAAAAAATACTGATGCAAACACAAGACTTTACATTAGAATTAGGTGATTTAGATGTTAAAACACAGAATTACAGAGGGCATTCGGTAGAGGAAGTTGCAAAAATGGCAACGGATAAATTAATCTCTATTAGTAATGAAGCCCCTGCACCCATAAGGGCACAAGCACATGCTTTTAAAGAAGCATGCAAAAAGGTTGTTGCGTATTATATGCAAGAAGCGGTGAATAACCACATGTGCACAATATGCAACGCATTAGAAAAACAAGGTCATAATGACCTAGCTAATATTATTAGGAGACTATAATGGCGATAACACAAGCGATGTGCACCAGCTTCAAGAAAGAACTCTTGCAAGCCAAGCACAATTTTAGTACAGGTGGGAACACTTTTAAACTGGCTCTTTATACCAGTTCAGCTACTATGAGTGCTGCCACTACTGCTTACTCTACGAGTCAGGAAGCAACAGGAACCAATTACACGGCAAAGGGTGGAACTTTAACTAAAGTTGAACCTACTTCGTCTGGAACGACTGCGTTCACGGATTTTGCTGATTTGACTTTTGGTACTTGTACGATTACTGCTAGAGGGTGCATGATTTTCAACGACACGGCTACAGGCGATCCTGCGGTTGCGGTTTTTGATTTTGGTGGAGATAAAACCTCTACGGCTGGTAGTTTTACAATTACATTCCCCACTGCTGATGCAAGTAACGCTGTCATAAGAATAGCGTAAATTTAGCCAATGGCTAATATAACTGGCTGGGGTAGAGGCACTTGGGGTCAACTGACTTGGAGTGAGCCTATACCTGTTGAATTAACAGGGTTGGCTGGCACAGGGGCAGTTGGAACCGTTGTTGCGTCTATTCCTATTTCTGTTTCCTTAACAGGATTAGCAGGGACTTCAGCTTTAGGAAGTGTTGTAGCTACTGGAGGAGCTACTATAACGGAAACTGGTTTAGGTAGTGTTGGAGCAGTAACTTCTATTGCCAGTGTGACGGGAACAGCTAATGTCCCTGAAACTGGTGTAGCTGGAACAGGTTCAGTAGGAACTTTAGCCACGACAGGTGCAGCATTACACGGAGTTACAGGGCACGCTGGAACGACAGGACAAGGTGACGAAACCGTTACTGGAGACTGTAATCAAGCCTTAACTACAGTAGTGGGTACTGGTGCAGTTGGAAGCATGAGTACAGCAACACAAAATACGATTGAATTAGTTGGAGATATCCCAGCTACAGGTGTTGTAAATGGTTCCTTTACTTTTAGTTTGGGTGTTAATATGACCTTAACAGGACAAGAAGGAACAGGTGGAATAACGAGTTTATTAGTTTGGGGCTTAGTAGATAGTAGCCAAACTCCAGATTGGACCGAAATTGCTGCTTAATTTTTTAGCAAATGTATATATAATAAGAAACGGAGAATAAAATATGGCCACTTATGTAAATAATTTAAGACTCAAAGAAATCGCCACAGGCGATGAGTCTGGAACCTGGGGTACATCCACCAATACCAACTTGGAATTGATTGGGGAAGCCTTTGCGTATGGAACCGAAGCGTTGGCAGATTCGTCAACACAAACAATAACGATGGCGAATGCGACAGCAGACGGCATTCGTAAAATTTATGTCAAATTAACGGGGACTTTATCACAAGCCAGTACGATTACTTTAGCACCCGATACCGTGTCTAAAATATGGATAATCGAAAATGCCACATCGGGGGGATATAATACGGTTATCAAACAAGGGTCAGGGGCTACTGTTACCATCCCCAATGGCAACGTAAAAGTAGTGGCTACCGATGGCGGTGGTTCAGGCGGTATTGTTTATGATTTATTTACCGATGTTAGCTTTGCTGGCACAACGGCTATGGGAAGCGTGAACATTGATGGCGGTGCTATAGATGCCGTTACTTTAGGAACCAACTCTGCTGTAACCCAAGCCGTAGTAGACAATGTAAATATTAATGGTTCCACTATTGGTCATACATCCGACACGGATTTAATGACTTTAGCTAGTGGTGTTTTAACGGTTGCTGGAGAAGTATCCATGACCACGCTAGATATAGGTGGTACTAATGTTACGGCTACGGCAACAGAATTAAATTACGTTGATGGGGTCACATCAGCAATACAAACTCAAATAGACACGAAAGCGTCTGTGGGTAAAGCTATCGCTATGGCGATGGTGTTCGGATAAACTTAGGAGAAAAATATGGCAAATCCCAATCTAGTAGATGTCACATCAATTACAGGTGAAAGTGTCACTGGTGCATTAACCACTACCACTACCACCGATTTGTTGACGGCAGCTTCTGAAACACTTGTTAAAGTTAATAGCATAATTATTGCCAACATAGATGGCACTAATTCCGCTACAGTAACAATGGGTATTATTAAAAGTGGTGGTTCTGTTGTGCTTTTTGCTTCCACGATTGCAGTTCCTGCGGATGCAACGCTAGTTCTTGTTGATAAGAACTGGGGATTGTATCTGGAAGAAGGCGACTTGATCGAAGGCGGAGCAAGTGCTAACAGTGACTTAAATTACTTGATTTCGTATGAAATACTTAATGACGCATAGGAGAAATAATTATGGCTCACTTTGCGGAATTAAATAGCAGCAACGAAGTATTACGAGTAATTGTAGTTTCTAACGAAGACGTAGATGCAAATGGCGGGGATAAACACGCTGATGCAGAAACTTTTGTTACAACTATTGTTCCTTATGGAACAGGTGGAGTAGCTTGGAAACAAACGTCTTATAATAATAATTTTAGAAAACAGTATGCCGCTATAGGGTATACTTATGATTCAGGAAAGGATATGTTTATTCTTCCTAAACCTTATACTTCTTGGACAAACGATTCAAGTGGCGATTGGAAAGCGCCTGTAACTTATCCTAATGATTTAGAAGAAAACAGTTTAACTGTATTTACGGAATGGGATGAAGATAATAAAAAATGGCTTGGTTCTACTTGGTCTGATAATTCTATAGGTGTAGGCACAGAAACCAAATATGAATGGAATGCTTCTGGTTTAAGTTGGACAGCTTTATAGGAGAAAAAAAATATGGCTCTTTCTAATGGCGGTATAATTGGAAAAGACAACGACCCCACAACAGCAGTTAAAATAACAAGTTTTACTTCTTCTGGTACTTTTAATGCAACAGATAGTGAATGCAATCTTTTAGTAGTAGCAGGTGGAGGAAGTGGTGCTTATGCTGGAGGTGGTGCTGGTGGTTATAGAGCTATTAATCCACATCCCTTACCGGGTTCTGCTGTCACAGTAACAGTTGGTGCTGGTGGAGCTGG